TCCTGGATATACTTTTTCTATTTGATCCTGCACTTCTTTTCTATTTGGTTTTGTTGTTTGTGGGAAGAACATCTTCATCATAAAATATCTTCCTCTCCAATTTAAAGTTACCAAAATTATGTTTCCGGTTTTTGATGGAATTCTTACTGCTTCACTCATTTCAACAGCAGGACACTCCTTTGTTCCGTGAATAGGACAAATTACATTTTTTGGGGTATGTGAACACTCTGTTTCTTCTTTTTTCACGCAACGATTATAAGTTTTTCCAAAAAGTTTTTGAGTTCCTTTTTTCTCATATCCAGGCCAACATTTTTTCGCCTCTTCTACCTCTACAGACTCCGATTTATTGCCCCAATTATCAGCACCTACTTTGCGACACTTTACAAGTGCCCCCGATGCATATGCAGAAGGCCAAACACTGTATCTTGATTTTACTTTATGATAGCAAGCATCCTTTTTTCCACTACCTTTCCCCTTCGCATCTTTTTCCTCACTCATTTCTCCACTATCAACATAGTCTGCTGCAGCGTCTAAGTAATCTGCCGCTTTAGTGATTTTTGATTGAACCCATGCTTCAATATTACCTTCACCTTTAGCCATTTTTTTCTTGAGTCTTCTTGCTGCATTCATAACTGTAGAAAGTTCAGAACGAGCCATTGAATACTCATGATCTCTTTCTTTTGCTTCGTTCATTTTTTTCTTAGGTTTATCTGTCGAAACATAAGTTGGTTTTGCAGCTCCAGTTTTTTGCTGTTGTCCCGGATCTGCTGCCTTTTTTCTTCTTGCCGCAGAAAGTCTTTCCGCAGGAGTCATACTTGCTCTTTTTGCTGAAGAAACGCACTTTGGAGTTCCCTCTCCAGGTTCATCACTTGCACAGGTTCCACCAGTGACTACATTAACCCAACCGGGTTTACCTTCTTTTGATCTTGATTTACCAAACCAGTCCCGAAGGCCTTCTTCATCGATTGTTGCTCCGTTTTCTTTACGAAGCATTCCTTCAGGATCTACCATAAATCCTGCTGGAATTGGTTTGCATTTCTTATCAGTATAACAATAATATTTTCCAGGATCACATTTGCCATTTCCTTTTTCTTCATAAGCCACACCTCTTCTTGTGTGCTTAAGTTCTCCCTTTTGTTTTGCAATTAATTTTTTAGATAATGCTCCAACATTGATGTCGATTGGATTTTCATCTGGAGTTTTCTTTTTTGGATTATCATAAACATCAACATCCCCATCAGCATCACGATCAACATACTGAACTGTTGAGTGATGAACTAATTGTTTTAGATCAAGATTGGGATCCAACTGATGCTGTATTCCCTTTAGGTGTGGTGTTTTGTGGGAGAACTTGGGATATTTCATTCAACTGGTTTTGATTTAGTTTCTTCACCTTTTGCTCTTTTTCTTCTTGCCGCGCAATGAGCGCGTTGAGAAAATCCTTTTGGATTCGAGCAATCAATACTCTTTTTATATTTATTAGACCACTCTTCTTGAAATTGTTTAAATGTCTTCATACTTCTATCGCAGTAAAAATTACCTTGAATGTGGTTGGACTAGTTGTTGAAGGATAACCAAGAAGCCTCAGTGCTCCACTATTAATATCAGAAGAAAAAGTCGCAATTCCAACTGGTTGATTTATAGTTCCATATTCTGTCATGTATGTAGTTGATCCGTCATGTATTACATTAATAGTAGTCATATTAAAGTTTGAACCTTCACTAACTTGAATCTGATAATTAACAGATCTATAAATTGATGCGCTTACAGATATGACCGTAGCTTGATTTGTTGAATTTGTTGTTAAAATTCCAGATTGAATATCTCCAGCGATTAATTCTAGATTGGTTGCAGAAACAGGAGAAAAAGTAAATTCACTCGATGATGCGTCATATCTTAAAAATCTACCATCACCCAAATTTGAAGAATTTACGTCACTTAATCCAATTAAAGTATTGCTACCACCTAATGAGGTACTTGCAATACCAACCCACTTAGAATTTGCTTGATCGTAAATTAAAAGTTTTCCTTGACCTGTTGTTTGATCGAATTCGACATCATCTAGGTCTTTGATAAATCCAGCTCCACCACCACCAATTGTGGAAATTTGCTGCTGAATTCTATTAATGAATAACCGATAATGATTTGATAGATCATCTAGAGTTGCAAATTTCTGATCCATTGGTGTTAATGGATCAGGATCTTTTCCTATCGATTCTTTTTCAGTGGGAGGTTCATTTAAAAGACCTTCCTGTAAAGATTCCTGTATAGATTCTTGTTCTGATTTAATAGTTCTGACAAGACTTCTTAATTCTTTTATGTCAGATCTAATGTATCGAAGATCATCATCATAATATTTTACTTCGGGCAGATTTGAAATTTGCTCTCGCAAATCTTCAAAATATTTTAAAAGGAGTTTATCAGTCTCAACACTATCTGAGTTATATTTTTTTAGTTTCTCATCTAAACTTTGTTTTAATAAATTGTATTCGCTGGAAATTTGTTTCTTTAATTTTCTATCATCATCTTTAAATTCTTTATGATATTCCCATATTCTTAGAGATGTCTCTCTAAGTTCTTTCCATATTTTTTCCTTTTCTTCTTGTATTTTATTTTTTAAATCTTGAGATTTTGTTTCGGAATCAACTTTGTTTTCAAAAAACTTATTATCAAAATTTTCTGATAGTTCTTTTAAGTTAAAATCAACAACTTCCCTCAATGTGTTAATATTATCATGAACTTTGATAAAGTCATCATCAATAACACTAAACGTTTTTCCTATCCAAGAAAAATCAGGTACTTCATTGACTTCATTAACCCATTTTGGAAATGTTGGTATCTCCGATCTTACTCTAGCAATTTCTTCTTTGAGTGTTTTTAAATCCTCTTCATAATATTTTGGCTCTGGTAAGGAAGATATCTCATCTTTAATATTTTTTATTTTCTCCTCAATTTCTTCAACTTGAGTATCATAATATTTTATTTCAGGAAGATCTGAAATTGAACTTGAAATAAATTCTTTTACAGAATCTATTTGACTGCATATTTCCTCTATTTCTAAATCATAATACCTTACTTCTGGTACAGTAGGTATTTCATTTTTTATTTGAATAATTTGTTCTGAAAGACTCTCAAGTTCTTTATCATAATACTTTATTTCAGGAATTTCTGGAATATCTTTTCTTAAATCATTAATTAAACGAATTAACTCTGGAAATGGAGAAATTACGTCTTTAATCTCTACAAAACTATCTCCATTCAAATCCTCAATAGTTTGAGTTTCTTCTTTTAATTCTACTACTTCTTTTTCGATAAAGTCTTCAACAGAGGGTAATTCCTCTGCAACTTCCTCTGTTAAAAATTCATCGATTGATGGGAGATCTTTTTGAATTAGATCTTCAATCGAGGGTAAGTCCTCTTTTGACATTTTATTAGTAACCTTTGTACTTTAGGATTTCTCTCCTTCTTTCTATTTATTTCCTTCCGATTGTTGAGATTTTAGAAGTTTTGCTAATTCAGCAGTTGATCCAACAAACAGGGCATTTGTAACATTTGTTGGCCCCTTTGCTTGCTTTTCTTCTTCAACCTCCTTCAGTTTCTTCTGTAAATCCATTAATTTATCAGTTGCATCAGCAACATTTTTTATTAATTGTCCTGCAACTTCATAAGCACGAGGCATCTCACTTTCTTGGGCGAGTTCAAGAATTCCATTAATTGCTTCTTGTCCCTTTTCAATCAAACTATAGAGATTTCCCCTAGTGTATTCATAATCTTTTTTGATGTCTTCCATCGAAGAATTGATACTTTCAATTTTAGAAACAGTTTCGGTTTCTTTAGAAACTATTTCTCCATCTATATTGAAGGTATCATTTAGATCGTCAAATTTTTTAGTCATTTTCATGAAAGAGTACCATCAAATCCAAAATTATCTCCGAGTTCTATTAGATCATTATCTGTTGTCGTAACTTTCTTAATAGCTGCACCTTTAACATGATTTGATATTGTTGTACTGTCTGAACCCCTTTCAACGGTTAGTTTATTATTAGTCTTGGACTTGATATACATTTCCTCATTATCAATTACAAAATATGAATTGACTGGCAGAGATGATGCATCGTCCACTTCTATCAAAGTTTGCGATAGATCAATATCTTCAGATAAGTTTGTAGTTATAGTTCCAGTATAATTCTTTGTAGCTCTTGGAGTTACGCTGTAAGTAAGATCTCTGGTAGGAGTTTTTGTTTCGTCTCCAGAAACAAGACCAATGGAGACACGCTTGATGATATCGGAAGTTGCGGACTGAACTGGTCCAAATAGATATGTTTTTGCAGTAAATCTTAAAATATAGATTAAAGCCCTTCTTGTTGAAAAATCACCCTCATAATCATCACTCATAGAAATGTTATCGAGGACTACTGGAATGTCTCTTTTCTCCCCTATTGTTTCTACTAAATCTACGGTTATATTGTATGATGGTTGAAAATATGGCAAAATCTGTTCTACAATTTGAAGCATGTCATCATTCAGTTTTGTCATAATAGCAAGTTCAAACTGCATATTATAAGGAACTGGAAGATATGCTTTTTTCTCAGATGTTTTATCTGATGTTAATGATGCTAAGAAAATTTGATTTTGATTTGTTTTTCTACTCGAATCATAGGAAAGACCTATAAATTCAAATGACATTCTTGGAAGTGTCATTTGAACGGGTTTGTTTAGATCTGGTTGTTGATTTAAACGAGCAAGGAATTTTTGAGTTGGTCCATAAGCCAAAGGAACTTTTACGACACTGACAGTATTATCGGAACTGTCTGTATGTTTAATCGATATATTATTAAACAAAGAACCAAACGAAATAACAGTTCTTCTTAATATTTCGTGGTAAAAGTATTCAAACATATTATTTTAGTTGTTTAACTATTTAACAAGATTGATTTGGGCTATTTATCTTTATGGCATTCCAAATGGATTTCTAACACTAAAGTCGATAATTTGATCTGCCTCTAGTTCTATCTCATCATTTTGAGCGAACCCATCTTTAAGATCGTCTGTATTAACTGATCTGATTTTATATGTTGCTCCAGATTCGGATCCAGTAATAGTTTCGTCGGATAAGAAAGTGCCGGAAATTATAGAAATTTCTAAAGTGTTTGTTACAGAGTTCCAGGTCTTAACTCTTGCGGTTGTTCCACTAGTTCCACCAGTTACAAGTTCATTAAATATAAAGTTTCCACTTCCTCCAATATATGGAGAGGAAATTGTAATTGTTGGTGCAACAGTATAACCAAATCCAGAATTTGTAACATAAATTGCCGAAATAGTTCCACCAGCACTAACTGTTGCTATTCCTATAGCAGTTATTCCAGATCCTGGAGCTCCAGTAAATGAAACTGTTGGAGCACTAATGTATCCAGATCCAGCGTTCGTGATTGTAATAATTCCAACAACTCCATCACCAATTCCTGTAGTTGCCGCAGCACCAACACCGCCGCCGCCAGTAAAAGAAACTGAAGGTGCAATGGTATAACCAGATCCGGGATTTGTTATATAAACTGCTTGAACTTTTGAAGAGATTGTTCCGTTGCAATCAATAATATTATCAATCAATGTGGAAATTCCAACTGCAGTAGTTCCTCCAAATGGGGCCGATGAAAATGCTACAACTGGAGGAGATGTGTAACCTTCGCCTCTATCGGTGATGCTAACAAACCTAACTCCTCCATTAACAATTGATGTAATAGCCTCAGCAGTTACTCCAGTACCAACTAACGTAAGAGTTTGGGTATATCCCACACCTCCTTCATCATCACCTATCGTACTATCGTCAATTTCGCCAACACCAGTATCAATGAGTTCATCCTCATACCTGAAGAGTTCGCATCTCAGTTCATAAACATAATTTTTTTGTAGTTGATAAAAAGGTTTTTCATGTTCTACATATTTTATTTCGAATAATTTATCTCCAAGGGGAAAATAGACTAAATCCCCTTCTTTTGGCCTTGTTGCTAACTCTATATTTGGGAGATTTTGTATTAACGGAGTTATGTAATTTTCGTATCTTTCTTTTGATATAATCAAAGTCAGATCATCTAGTTCTTGTATACCAAATTTAGATAAAAGTGTTCCAACACCACCATATCCCTCATAATTTTCGACATATGCTTCAATTGGATAAGCATTGTCAAATTCAGATTGAATTACCTCAGAAATTATTGTTTTCTTTGTAATATATTTTCTTGGAATATAATAAATTTCAACTCCATACATACGAAGTTGTTCGTTTATGAGATCTTGAATTAAATTTTGTTCGCTTTTAGAACCTTGCTGAAAAAAGGGGTTAAGCATATTTTTATCCTATCATGTCGAGTGGTGGTAACTCGTATGTGTTGGACATTTTTTCCATTATTGCATCAATCTCTTTCTGAGCGTCATCGTAAATTTGTCTTCCATTGAGTTCAACACCACCTGGAAGTTTTACACCTTGGAACTTGATTAAATTTTGTCCCCATTGACGTTTAATCAAAGAAGTTAAGTAAGGCTTTAAGAAAGAATCATTCCAAACTCTAGTAAAATCATTGGGATCGAGTATTCTGTAGCAATCTATAATCAAATAATCTCCCACACTCATGCTTCCCCAGTCAATATCTAGATACAATCTATCCATTCTTTGATTGAATCTAATTTGTTTCTGTGTGGTGAGTAAGAAATCCATATCTTCTAGATATGTTTTCACCATTGCGTATGTAAGTAGTTCTGTTGATCCCCAATAATATATGTCATTGAGAAATAACTGATACTTAACACTAAACATGTTGTTAGTAACAGTATTTGTTCCATCAAAATGAAAAATTTTATTAATTCCTATAACTGATGGTGGAATTTGCAAATAATTGCTGTTCTCTTTATATGTGAACGTCGTTGCAGTTCCTACAATATTTGTTGTTGCTGTTGTTGTAACAATACCTGCAACTGGATTATCTCCGCCTGGAGCTCTTCCTCTATTAATGTCGTCTTGAGTTACTTGATATTTTAGATACATTTGAGTGACACCATCAAAGTGTCTCTCTTGGAAAAATTGAACGGCATCATCAACTAAATCATCTATCTGCTCATCTGCAACGTTAATTTCCAAAACTGGTGCTCCCAGTTTTCTCTTGCAGTAATCTATCAGTTCTTGCCTGCTTGATGGTTGAGCCATTTATAATGCCTATTTCGTAAAAATATTTATGGTGCGGAAGAAACTCCCGCATAAACTAGTATATTTCCGTTAACTATATTGTATACAGTAGATCCAGAACTCACTAAAACATTATATACATATCTACCCTCTTCCAAACTTCTGGTGTCTGTTGATCCAAGCGAAATCTCAAACCTACCACCTGCAGCACTGGTAAATCCTACATTAAAAGTTGCTGATGCCCCTAGAGTGGCTCCAATAGAGACACTTTTTGCCATCTGAGAGGATCCAGTCCAATTGGTAAAATTGAATGGAGATTTTGACGTATCAGTTACATTAAATTTTCCAACAAAGTCTGCTCCAGTGTAAATTGTCAAATTAGCTGCGTAAGGAACGCCTGCTTCGGGATCAAACGTTATATTTTTACTTGCCATTTGACACTCCCATTGTTAATAGAGTTTCTTGTTGTTTTAAATATAATTTAAAATAAGACTTTGCAATATTTTTTAGTTGATCAATATCATCTATACTATCTATCTCAGCGGCATATTTAAAATACTCAAAACTTTTGCTGAGATTATCCAAATTAATTTTGTCTGGATCCATTGATTAACTCCTTTAATAAAAATTTTATTTCATTTATATCATCCTTCATATTATCAAGTTCTTCTTTAAAATTTTGTATTTTTTGATTCTCCTTTTCTTTTGATTGCCTCAAAGAAATATAAGAATCATAATCGGAAGAACTTGTATTCACGATGGCTCCACTTCTGACATCTCTATATAAATTGGAGTGTCCTTTTACTGGTATTTTTTCCATAATTAATCAATTACGCAAGAGCAATAACTCTTAGATCTTTTAGTCTTGGAACGTATGCCTGATTAGTTGATGTTAATACAATCTTAATTGCAAAGTTTGTAAACGATGGCAATTGATCTGCGGTAAACTCATACTCACGGAATTCTAAGAAATTAGAATTAAATCCTAGAGTATTGGACTTCTCAATGAACTTATCAGGAAGACCATCACTATTTTCATTAGTAATAATTTGATTTAAATTATTCAAATTATTATAACCTGGGAAGGGTGTAAACACTGGTTGAGTGTTTACTGAATTGTTGATTGTATAGAAAGCTCTAATATCAGAGTAGGTATTAATATGAGCACCAAGAATTAGTTTAATAGACGTTGCTGGATTTGTAAGAGAAATTAACTTAGTGACATACTGTGATGCAGTTGGATCATCGAGGAGAGATGTGGATCTTCCATCAGTTGCAAAGTTTTGAATAACACTATTGATTCTATTAGAAGTTGTAATAATATTTGTTCTATTTGTATCAAGAACTGGAGATAATCTTTCATCGAGAGAGGTTAGATTAAATCTCATAGTGAAAGATTTGTTTCCGGGAAGTGTTGATAGAGAATTCGTTTCATTTACTTCCGAACATATAATTCTTGGGGTGGTGAAATAATTTGTATTATTAAGAGAAATATCACTATATCCGTTGTCAACAAAAGATGCTTCAGATCCATTAACACTTGTTCCCGATACAGTTCTGACTTCAGCAGTTAAATCTGTTCCATTTGGAGTGAAATTCTGAACGTTTGGAGTTAGAGCCTCAAACTGAATGTTTTGTGATGCGGTTACATTTATTCCACCGCCAGACTTAGTTTTGTTAAAATACAAGTCTGGGAATCCTGTTGAAGATGTTCTATCTGTTCCTGTTTGAGAATCTGGAGTTATCTTAATATTATAATGATCGAGTCCAATTGATTCATTAACTTCAGAATCTGATAAAACATGTTCTTTATTGATTCTACGGAGGGAAATTCCATTGAGTTCATACTTAGAAACTAACGTTCCTGCAGGATAAGAGAATGACTTTGTTCCATCAACCGCTCTAGAGGTGATTCCAATTGATCCAGACGATGTGGTTTCATAAGACATGATTTCGTTACCAACAATTAGATAACCATAATTTGTTGTTCCAACACCTACGTTTTCAAATGATCCAAAGTTACTTGAATCAAGTACACTCATTGATTCTGTTCCACTGGATGAATAATCAACAGTTAATTTAGTTGGAATAACATCAGATTTAACATTTGTTAAAGAGACTCTGTTTAGGATAGAGTGCATACCATGGTTTTTGTGGTTCACCTTAATATGCAGGCCATCATTTACAATTTCTACAGGAGAAATTGGATAAACAGACCCTCCACTAGTTCCGTTCAAGTATGTTGTTACTCCAGAATTGTTAACGTACTTAATAGAATTTGCAGTTCCGACCACAAATTCTCCCTGACACTGATCGATGATTAACTGATTATTTCCTGTCGTAATACCTATGGAGAATCTTGCATTTCTCCCGACTTCACTACTTCCAATGGTTGTAATACCAACAATATCGCCAACAACATAACCATAACCAGAATTAGAAATCGTTGCCGCTATAGCAACACCATCTGTGATGCTAATATCCGCAGTTGCGTTTCTACCAGATCCTGTAATATTGACAAGAGAAACTCCGGAGAATGTAAATGTGCCACTAAGAGGTGTGTATCCTATACCAGCGTTAATAATATCAAGATTTCCTATTGCAGATCCCGCCAATCCAACAACACTTCCAGTAAAATCTGATCCATCTTGTAAAATTGTATTTCCAATAGTCAATCCAGAATCACTGATTGAAGAAGCCAATGCAACCTTAATCTTTCTTGAATTTATTTCAAGTGGATTTGATAGAAGAGTTGCAACTTGACTGTTTCCTTCAGAAAGTTTTGGATTATAGAATTGAATGTTACCATTTGGAACAAAACTTGCTCTATAAAGAGTAAACTTGAGGTCTTCAAACTGACTTGCATCCCAAGTAGATGCGTTTTGTGATTTAAATAATGAACCTAACAGTGGTTGTGAAGAAACGATTATTTGACCTGAAGCTGAATTTGCTGCTGTAGAAATTTCAGTTTCTCCCAATCTAGAAATCCAAACGTTGTATTCGGTGGAGTTTGATAGGAGAACAATTGCATATTCTTTTCCAGCCTCAAGATAGACTGGAGCATCAAAATTGAAGGTGGTTGCTATAGATGCATCATCGGATGTATTGACATTTTCTGGATTTAAAACAACTTCGCTAAGAGGAAGTATTTTTTGAGTTGGAACTCCCAAATTAACACTTCTGATCTGGCAAGTTACAGGAAGTGTGTCATCCTTTGTGTTAAAGAATACGTCAAGCTTAGTGACATAAACTCCAGTGTCTTCCGCAACAAAGAAAGTTTGTGCGAGAGGGTCAATAGTATAATCTATTCTTCCAATTCTAGATGAAGTTGTTGAAGAAACAACGGCTCTTGACTGAGAAGTAGACACCTCAGAAGCATTAACAGATTCGCTGAGAGTTTGTGTCTCAATACGAGCATTTCTAACCGACAAAATGGTTTCTTGTACGGTTTGAATTGTTCCTCTGGACGCAAAGTTCTCTTCCGCAATAGTGGAGACTATTCCGGGAATTGTACTATTTGAAGAATTACTTGTTAGTCTGAAGATCTTATCTCCAGAAGTAAACTGTTCGTTTCCAGAGATATTTGGATCTGGAATGAAGAATGATCCAAGCAAACTTCCAACTTCATCGGTTACTAATCTGACATTTGTTATCTCAGCTATAGCACCGCTTGTTTGTCCTCTAAGAATTGTTCCAGCAGAAACCCATCCATAAAAGTCTCCTTGAACTTCTTCTGAAAGAGAGAACGTATCAACATTCAATGTTGTTGATGTTGAGGAATATGTTTCTGGAACAGTTTGAGTCGAATTGTATGGGTTTGCAGTATAAATTTCCTCTGCATTGTTATATGGTCCAGTCTTATGATTAGACTGAGCGACTCTAAATCTAATGTGGGGATTTGTCTCAGACAATTCTGCTGAAATTTCTTGAGCCTGTGTTGATCCAACAACAGTCTCTCCAACCTGGAAAGTTCCAGATGTCATTGTAATCTCAAGAAGTTTGGGGAAACAGTATTTGTTTACATCAATTCCATCAAAGAATGCATACATTTTTGTATATGCTTTGAGTCGATATGATTTGAACTCAACGTTTCTAGATCTAACAAGAGGTAAAACTTCAGAACTAATAACCTTATCACCTTGAGATTCTGTATTGAATTGTTCTGTTACAACTTTTCTAGATCCACTTCTAGATGAAACTCCGGTTTTTGTTGTGGTATTTGTTGTAACATCAACCACATCAGTCCTCGTGGTAATTTCAGTTCCCACAACTCTACTATCTGGCATTACACCACCAGTAAATCCTGGTCTAGTATTGCCAAATCTATCAACTACAGACTCTCCACGTAGTCTTCTAACACTGTTTTCAAAGGAGAATTCATTTACTCCAACAATATTTCTATTTTGATCTGCCAGGGACCACCTTTCTCCAGATAAGAATCTATCTCTTAATTGAATAGCATCGTTTAATCCAATTTGTCTGTCAATATTTGAAGTGGAATCTGAAGTTTGATTGACTCTTTCTGTTCTAGATGCAACATCTTCGCCAGTCCAAATAGTAGTCCATGAATTCCAAACTATTGGAGTAAGGCCTGTTTGTGGATCTAATCCTTCAAGTGCAGATAATTCATTAACAGTGGATGCATAATTTCCTTCAACATTAATAGTCCTAGAAGCAAGTCTTGTAGTGTCTACCCAAGTGTCTGACGCTGGGTTCAGGAAAATAGTTCCTTCCCAGAATTTAACTAGGAATGGTGTAACATTTTCTACTCTTGTAGCAAATGGGTTTTTCACCCACTCAATATCACTGTAATCTAAGGTAACAATTCCATTATTTTTTCTAACATTGCTTCCATCTAAATCAGTAACATAATTTAAATCGACATTTGGATTTGAAGTAGTGCCAATTCCAATAATGGAATTTGATCCGACAAGCAAGTCTAATGAAGTTGTATAGTGGGAAGGTCTTAATTCACTATTTGATGAATCAATACTGTTTTTGATGCCAATAGATTTGTTCTGAGATGAAAAATCTTTAAAGTTATCTACAAAGAACCCTGATTTATAACGATTTAATCCATTAGCATCACTTATGAATAGATTTGAAGTGTCAGATTCAAGTAAGGATAGTGATGTATAATATTCTAAATTTTTAATTCTATCCTCAAGATTTTTAATATCAACCATTCTATATCTCTTATAATCTAAGAGATTGATCGAGGCTGCTGAAGTATTATAGAGGAATGGTGGTAAATTGATTCTTGCAATCTCCAACGCATTGTCAACAGATGTTGGTAGTTCTGGTTTCTCCGCCGGCGTTCCATATTTAATCTGGAAAACACCATCCTTTGTCAAGAAGACCCTATCAATTCTTGGAAGATAGAATGAATATGAGAGGATTATATTTTCATCAGATGCTAAAATGTTTGAAGCAGAACTTCCCTGTGTTGTGAAGTCTCTTCCATCAAATTCAAATGGAGAGTTTGATCCTGCAGAAACTGTATAATTAGCAACTCTTGGTCTTATATCAATAATATCAGAGTTTCTAACAGAATTTATATTTGGTATTGCGGAATAGTCATATGACTTATATGAATTTACAGTGGTAATATCACCAGTATCTGAGGTGTCATAATATCCATATGAATAATAAACTTTTAACTTTTTGCTTGGGACAGATGCATTTGATCTTCTGATTAATCTTCCATAATCATAGTATGAGAATCTCTGACCATTATCAAAGGTAAATTTACCAGATACATCAATACTACTTTCATCAAGAGATGAAACTTCACCATTAATTCCAGATTCTTCAAACGAAATATTCTCTCCAGCAATAAAACTTGAAGAATTTACTGGAGTATATCCTATTGTACTGCTATCTATTTTTTCAACAATAATTGCAATCGCTCCACTTGTAGATCCTGTAATTTTTTCTCCAAGTATTAAATCTGATGTTGTGGTTGTTGGCCCATCTAGTGATGTAATGGTAACTCTTGGAGCATTTGGAGTATTGGTGTCATAAGATTCATAGACTCTATAAACAGTTACTACGTCTGGAACATTCAGGCATATTTCGTCATCTTGAACTCTTGTTCCATATGGGAAGTTTCCATATGTCAATCCATCATTGAGCGTCGTTGATCCGATACCAGATCCATCATAAATTGATTTGTCTATAACCAAAGAGGAAACTCTTTGTAAGTTTTTAATTTTCTCTTTTACATTTGTCTTCGTTCTTGTTGATATTAGTCTTGCAGAACCATCTGAAGATAGTCCTCTAATTGTTAACTGAGTTCCGCCAGAAATTCCAAAATCAAATTGATCTGCAGATAAAGATTCTGTTCCTCCATCGGAACGAATTAGAACGTATCTTTCTTCATCAAATGGTTGGAATATTTCATTGGTTCCTGCAGTAATTTGTAATTCTCCACCAGTGATTGTCACAGTATCTTGTTTTCTGATACTTAGGGTGGATCCTGTAATATCAACATCTGATATGTTTGCTTTTGGCAAACTTGTAAATAGAGAATTCTGAGAGTTTTGCGAATAAGCTCTAATTACCTGTACGTTTTCAAAGGTTGTTTCTGTAGATGGCAATGCACCATCACAAACACCTAAGACTGTTGTGACCCCCGCAACGGAGAATGTGGTTACTCCAACCGAAGTTACTCTTGCAAATGAATCTGTTCCAAAACCAGATCTGGTATATTTGATAATATCATTTACATGTAATTTAGTAGATATAGTTCTGTTTGATGTTGTTGCATCGCTCAGTCCACTTGCTTCACCGGTTAAGGTTATCTGACCTATATTAAAAGTAGGTGAAAGAATAATATCCGCAGAAAATGTATTTGCGGTTCCAACTATTCCATATAAAGACTTTGCATCACTTGTGTTATATTCGGTTACTGCAATAGAAATCCTTGTATTTTCAATTCCATCAAAGATTAGTTGTTCGTTTGGATAGAATGAACCTTCTCTTTGATATAAAGTTAATGCTTTACTAGAAGAAACTGCTTCTTTAAGGAATGCTTTTGCACCACTAGATTTTCCCTTAACAAAAGTTGGAATTGATAATGAAATTGGCTCATTCAAAGTAACTTTGGTGTAAGTCTGAATATCATATAGAGAAATATCCCACTGATTTTCTTGTGGAGATGAAGTATTATATGATCCAGATTCTAAAGCAAAGTCATAAACTCTAGCTACCCCAATTTCTTCGCCTTGAGATGTTGTTTGGGCTACACCTGTCCTATGATTTCTAAGACTTAACGTATAAGTGTTTCCAACTCCAATATTTGGAGTTCCATAAACTCTATTAAGAGTAAAAGCATTTCCTGTCGAATACAAAATCGACTGATTTTCTAATGTTTTTGTAGTTCTTGGCTTTTTGACATCCAAAAATGTGGGAGATAAAGTCTCAACTTCATACCCACGAACAAAGGCTTTACCTGGAGAGATTTGATATACAGCTAAATCTTCTGAAGGAGTATTTCCTGCATATGTTGTTTGATTTGAGTTGAAAATACCATTTCCTAACCCATCTTTCAAAGATTCCTTGCAAGTTACGTCAAATGGTTTTACATAATAATCTCCAGATTCATCATAAGTTCTCCTAGCAAACTCATCTGATAGAAGATTGTATTCTGTATTTGATTTTATAGACTGAACTACACCGTCACGGATTGTTGACAACTCAATAAAATTCTGATCGTTGAAGTCGTCAACATCTTTTTTGAACAGTGATACTGTAATTTTTAATCTGTCAGCACCTGGAGCTGCATAATTATTAAATCCTTGTGCGTTATCATTTAAATATGGATCTATATCTGCAGAAATAATCTCTTCATTTACAAGAAGGCCAACTCTACATGAAGGTGTATTGGAATATTGATCTAATAGAATAATTTCGTCATCTACTTGTACGAAATATCCTCTTACAAAATATACTCCACTCGAAATTGTAAATATTGCCGCAGTTGATGAAGAATTTGATGCAACTGTAGTAGCAAATCCTTGACCTGCTGAAATAAAACTACTTCCAAAAGATAAAGTCTCATCAATCAGTAAAGTTTCTGAATCTGAGAATTTAGAAGAAGAATTATCTACAGTACTAGTAGTAAGGTAACTAACATAAAGTGTATAGGTTCCTCTTTCAGAATCTTGAGATGTTAGAACCTTCTCTACTTGCGCTTTGATGTTAGTAGTTGATCCTGTAATCTTTTTGCCAACAAGTTGATCCAAATACAAAGATACTGGTATCCCAGCAAACTCATCCTCAATCTGAATTGCCGCTACTTGATTGTTGTAAGAAGTTTGGCCTGGAATTACCTTAGCACCTTCTTTAAAAAAGTGCGTGCCAAATTGTTCGATTTGATTTTGTAGTATCGACTGAAGAGTTGTTAACTCTCTTGCCTGGACGGGATATCCTGGTTTGAAAAGGACTTTATAGTAATCCCTGTCCTTTCCACCAACAGAAGGTGCATAATAATCATCAAAGTATGGCGAGACGTTGAGATTAGTTTCTTGGGGCATAATTCTTTAGAATTGCAAAATAACTTTGATATCTTCTTTTTGATTTGTTGACCTTGTGATTGAAGGTCTATTGTCAACGTAAATTATATTTCCAGAGTATTTTTTAACCTCTGGTTGAGAAACACCTTTTACAAATTGCTGTCCAAGGTAATATGTCCTACTATTTATTACAGTACTTACACCTGGATTGGATGATGTACCAAAACTAGTATCAATTCCAAGATTGACGGATCCACCAACAACTGTTAAAGATCCTCCTGTGGATGGATTTGCAGTAAATCTATTCAAGAAATATCCATATGTTGGCACATTCTGGCCTGAAGAACTTTCATATCCAAGACCAGTAGTAAATCCTGCCAATGATCTATCTTGCCAATATTTCAATACTCCAGTTGCTTGATCGTATGATACAACTCTTCCAACCGCTGTTGATCCAACACCAATTGTTTGCGTAATAAAACTATCTGCGGTAAAAGTTGCAGTATCATATCCAGATCCAGTTAATTTAAGAGCATAAACTCCACTCGCTTTATCTAATCCCAAAAGATCTGTTGAATCATATGCTTCAGGATTTTCTACAACTCCAACCCTAGCGATCTGGTTACCTGTGATAAAATCTGGATTTTCAGTATCATTTTCAATTCTAGAATATATTAAAACATTATATGCTCCAAGTTCACGATATATATCTGCACCATGTCCTCCTTGTGGGGGAATAATGACATTGAAAACTGGACTTGTTGTTCCTGTTGGAACTCCACCAGCAGATAAATCTACTGTTCCATATGTGTAATTAGATCCGCCATTTGAAACAGTAATTGAATCTATCTTTGAATCATTATTAATTACAATAGTTGCTTCGGCACCAGAACCATCACCTTTGATTGGAACTCGTGTATATGTTCTATTCGCTGTTCCAAGACCAACACCACGATTTGTTATTGTAACTATCTTAAGTTGACCACTTGTTGCTGCATTATTTCTAACTGCCGCATCTGTGGAATTGGTAGCCCAATCTGATGGGACTGGCATGAAATTTGTTGAATCAAATTTTATAATATCTTGTGGTCTAATTGTATAAAGATATTTCCAAATATAACCATCGCCACTTGTCCCTGCAGCTCTTGGTTCTAGGTCTGTAAAAGTTGGTTCATCTAAAGATGGTCTTCCGTTTAAATTTTCTGGATCAGTTCCATTTTGCAAACAAATATAAACTTTATAATCACTATTCATTACATAATAGTTTGCCGAATATAAACTAATAGCACCAGATTTATTTGCTGGATTAGTTCTACTTATATCATGACGATACATATCATAAGTGGTTCCGGAAGACCAAGTTATTTTTCTAATAACTTGTCTTACATCACCTGCTGCTATTTTTTTAAGGGCAATTAAGGTATCCCAATAATCATTCTCCTGATCAAAGTTATCTTTTGGATCTGGTGGATTTGAGTTCCAAGTTGATGAATAATCAGTAGCATTTGGGAGACCAACAAAGGTATAATAAGAGTTTGTTGTGGTAGTAACACCGGCAACAAAGTTTTTAGCATTTAATATACGAAGTTGGTCTGTAATTATTGCAGCCATTTTGACGGAGTTTTTTATCTATTTATGAACTATAGTCTAGATACTTTAGGGGAGAAAGTCTTGTGACTACAAAGGATGTAGACAATCCAGAGATTCCATTAAGTGTATAAGAATTCAATTCTATAGGATCAATTCTTGTCCCAAGATCAATCTTACCCCATGAATATTGTCCGAAGAATTCACTATATCCAATTCCAGATAAAGAATTGTAGTCTGAGACGCTAACAACAACTTGAGCGACTGTTGTCGTTCCATATCCTGGTGCTTCTGTCTGTGCTATTGAGACTGAAGCCACTTCATAAACATTATCAAGGAACTGAGTACCAATTCCCAAGACAGAACCATCTTGATATAGAGAGGTAACTCCATTACCAACGTTAGAATTGTAAACAGTAAAGTAGTAATTTGTTTGAATTCCACTTACAGTAATCGCAGTTCCAACAATAGAGGAGTCTCTCAGGAAAGAATCTGAAGGTACCAATAGATCAAATTTAATTCCTGTAGAAGCAACTCCAACCGAAACAGTGCTAATTCCTACAACAACACCAAAGTCTCCTGAATATGTAGATGATACGTTGGTTTCAACAGTTGTTGGTGAAACCTCAATCAAAACTTGTGGTGGATTTGTAGTTGTGTATCCAGTTCCTGGTGAGGTTATAGTAATTGTAGTTACACTTCCATTTGAAATGGTAGATGATGCAGAAGCTCTTTGTGTGGAACCAAGTCCAACAGGATTTCCAATGGTTACAGTTGGTGCAGTAGTATAACCAACTCCACCATCACTAATCGAAATTGATGTTATTGTTCCTGCCGTAGAGACTATTGCTGTAGCCGATGCCCCAACCTTTTGATCTTGTGAAACGAAATAAACCGTTTGTCTTGCAGACGTTGTAGTATTTTCGTTATTTGCATCAAAAAATGGTTTGATGCTCTGTACGAAAACTACTGTTGATCCGATTCCAACTGATTGAATACCGATCGTGGTTGGATTAATTAAAGATTCATAAAGAACTCTTGATTTATTTACAAAAGATCCGTTAATAACTTTATCCTCAGTCTGTCTACACCAGGTAACCGGTCTAGCACAGTCTGGATCATTGTCAATTCCAGGCCCAGAGTATGCATTAGTCTCAACTGTATCTGTAGAATTAATTCTTGTAACAAGTCTTTCTTCCTGATCGGTTGAATTTTCGCATAAATCTGAGTCTCCCTTTATAGTTAAGTTATCTCCAACTTTTACCGTTTCAAGAACATCCGCAAAGATTACATCAACATCACCAGTTCCTTTGTAGAATATAACTTTAGAGGTATCTCCTCCATTTGTAAATCCACTGATTGGTCCTTTTGGAGCCTCACTGAACGTGATAATACTTCCGCCGTTGAAAGTGTAAGATTCACCTGGAACTTGTAAAATATCATTAATGAATATGAGAAGAACTGCATCAACGTCGATTGGTGATCCATTTCTAGCTCTGATTGTAACGGGAGAATCATTCAATCTTAACTGGAAAGATCTGGTTTCGCCGTCAAATAAATCATCAAATCTATCAAGAACTTGGAAATCTCCAACAGTCCATCCAGAGAAATTATCTGAGAAAGTTTTATCAATTGTAATTTGGAATTCATCATATGTTTTTGATGTGTCTGTGGGTATTCCGACAGTTCCACCAATATCAAAAGTCAATACTTCACCTTGACCGTATCCATAACCAGTATTCTTGATGGTGAAATCAATTACACTGGATCCCTGACCGACAACTATATCAATGGTTGCGGATGTTCCAAGTCCTGAAGTTGATGTTGAACTGTATACTAAAGGAATATCAGAATAACTGAGTGGATCATCAAATATAACAATAGGTGGATTTGTTGAGGTATATCCCGACCCAGGATTTGTAATCGCAACACTTACTATATTTCCATTACTGACAGTTGCTGTTCCAATAAACTCAATATTTGGAGTTCCGGTGCTTGAAGTTGCAACGCCAACGTTTACTATCGTTTGAATACCTGCACGATATCCAGATCCACTATTACCAATACTGATCGCGGAAATTGTACCTGCAATTGAAACAGTTGCGGTTCCTCCTGCAGAAACTAAAGGTTGATATGCAAAACCTGCAGTTGATGCAACTGAAACTATGACTCCACCGACCGGAATACTTGATGCATTTGGATCATATGAAACTGAAGAAATAGATCCAGAGAATGTTATTGAAGTTACTCCAACATTTTCAGATAGATCATAATCGCCACTATAAGATTGAGTTCCTTGAGGGGCTTGGAAAATTCCATTTACTAAGATTATACCATCACTCGTTGAAACTCCAGTTACATTTTGTTGCTCTGACTTGAGCGTAAATGTTTTTGCAATTCCAGTAAATTCGCTTGAAATATCATCAAAAATAATATTCTTATAATAAGTTTCATTAGAACTATTAACAACACCGGACCTTATGAAAGTTCTTCCTTGGAATTTGGAGAACGTTGTAATTCCAGTCCAATCTCGTTCATTTGGAGGATTTGTAGTGCTTCCGATTGGAGTAGGACCTTGAGGTGCTTCAACAAAGTGAATTGTATTGTCTACAATATTATAGTTTCCGCTTATTTTTCTAACTAGAGATCCTGCAGAGTGGGAAGATATTCCAGTTCCCATCCAAGGTCTATTTACAAGAATTACATTAGTGCTGCCAAGTCCTACCGACTGGATTAGCATTATTTCATCGTCAACTTTGATTAAATCTCCACCAAAGAATGATGATATTCCACTAAAAGTTAAAACATCATCTGTGACTAAATTTTCGATAGCTAGAGTTGTTGTTACTGATGATCCAACCACAGGGGATTGAATATAGTTGTCTATTAATATTAAAGCCTTGGCATTTTGATTAGTTGATGTAAGTGAATGTGATGTTCCAATTCCAACAGAAGTTAGATCTAAAACATTAGGAACAACATTTAATGCATCTTGTGCCGAAGCAGCCAATTTAATTTTACTTTCATCAATCTTGACAACAAAAACGCTTGATGGCATTTTATCTGTTGTGCCTATACCAACAATAAATGTAGATCCAATACCTATCGCGCCTCCACTGGTTCCATTATAACCATAAGTCACTTGTTCTCCTGTTACAAAGAAGTGATTTCCTAATGTAATAGTATTATCACTTGTGTTTGCAATTGAAGTATTGCTTCCGTCAAAAGAGACTTTAAAGATAGGATCTTGCTTATAATTCAAATCAAAAGATCTCTTAACATCCGAGAAAGTTCCACTGTAAGATCCATAACCCGAAACTAATCCACCAACAGAAGTTGTGGATGAAGAAGTATCAACTAATCTTAGTGCAACCTGGAAAACTCTTACTTCAACATCAATATCAGGAATTGGAGTGAAGAATAGTTGGGTTGAAGATGTTGAAACTGCAGCACCAACTGTACCTAATCCAGTGTGACTTTCTAAAATTCCATATTCCGTTATTGATGGTGTTGTTGAATCATCGATAACAACAACTTCAGACATTTGATATCTGTTGTTTGTTGTGTCCTCCACTGAAACTATGTAATATGCTGTGCTATAATCATTTTCACTATCTACTAAATCTTTGTAGTACTCTGCAATTACATTTTCAGTTGGAGAAGATGTAGAACCAATTCCAGTGTATCTTGAATCAAGTAGTCCAGTGTTTAGAGTTTCAGTGCCAACACCGACTGAGAGCGTGCTTGCTATGGATACAGTAAATGCATTTATTTCAAATCCAACAGGAAGTGGAGAATCTGGTATCAAATCAATATTAATATTCGATCCAGAGTAATATGCATAATAAGTTCCGAGGCCAGAACTTGAGAATGATGTTACGCTAGTATCTGTTAATTGCCCGTATTCAAGAACGTCAATTTCGCTGCCATTATGTAAAATATTGAGTTCATCATATTCATAGTAAGAGCCATCGGTTCCACCAATCTCAACCAGAACTTTTGCAGATCTATTTGTAGAGGCAATTCCAACGACGTTAATTGCTGAAGAAGTTCCTGATGGAACAGACGATGTGGTTATTCCAATATTAACAACATCTCCAAGTGACAGTGATGTTGATCCAATACCTGATATTTGATCTCTCAAGTCAAAAGAAACATAACTTACGTCATAATCATTAACCGTATATTTAATTGGGTAGAATAATAGACTTCCTTCTGTTCCGGAGATTGTGAAATCAAAACTTCCCAAATCTGGATACGTTTCAACTCTTGCATATTGATTCAGATATCCAAGAGAATTGTCATGAAGTAAAGAAACTATTAGGAATTGTCTTTCTTGTTTAAATCTCTTGTCACGAACATATGTTAAAAGTTTTCTTGATCTGATACTTAAATCAAATGTATCAATAATTGAAAATGGAGTAGATCTCGGATCGCTATTAAATTGCAAACTAATATCGTCTATTTTCAAAACTCTGTTTCCAATAGATTCAAAATAATCAGTAAGAGTTCTAGTTTTGAAGTAAATTTCATCCGAAATTAGTCTAGATCCAGCAAAAAATCCATTTTCAGTTACAAGGTCAAAATCATTCACGCAATTTAAATTTTGCTCGCTTATAAGATCAGTGACAACTTCAACACCACTATCGTCAGCAAACACTCCAGCGAACAAATCGTCTCTAGATTCAACAACCAAATCACTAAACTTTAAGAATCCTGATGTATGGTTCAAAGAACTTACTGCATTCTCCCAAGTTTCTAATGGAACTCTAGATTTCAATGAGTATGAGAAGTATTGATAGTAGTTGTTATCTGGTAGTCTTTGAATATTGTCATTTAAGAATCCAGCATCAGTTTCCCATCCTTTTTTGACTATTGATGAAGAATCTGTATTGAAGAATGAATCAAAGTTAAGCTTAAATTTAACTGATCCGCGAGTATTTGAAGTTTCTCCTATTAGAATTTCTCCAACCTCAATTTCATCTTTTGTTGAAACTTTGATTATTTCAATTTTATTGTTCCAACTCTCAACAATACCGCTCTTATTACCAGAAATAACAGATTCTCCATTCAAGAAATCATTCTTCTTTAATGATGGGTTGAATATTGGGAAATACTTTTCTGGTACAATAGTTCCTGATGAAAATCTTGGATTGAATATTCCTGGATACTCTGAAGAACTTAAAAATCCATCTAAGTTGAAAGTAACAACCCCAACATTTCCACCGAGACTTGCATTGACTGCAGTTAAAGTGAATAACTCATAGTCATATCCAGAAGAATTGTAACCCTTTCCATCAGAATTTAATCCAACACTAATATTTTCAATCAGGACTTTATCACCAACTTCGAATGGGAAATCTCCAGGGTCACTGAAAGCTGTGCTGAGAGATACTGTTACATCTTTCGTGGAAGAATTATAGGTGACTGTAGATATTCCAATTCCATTTGTATTATTGATTGGAACTATTCTTGGTGTAGTATTATAAATTCCATATGTATTTTTTACAATTCTTACTTCATTGTCACCAAGTTCATATCTTAAATCAACGTCAGGAACTACTTTCTTAGTGTTTCCATCGACAACAACCAAATTTGGTGCAATAGAATAATTTTTTCCGCCAGAAGATATTCCAATATATTCAAAGGATGCAAGAGGTTCAATTTTTAAAATCTCAGGTAAATTTGCTACAGGTCTTAAAGTTTTGTCTGTAGGGTAATCAAATCCAATATCATTGATAGTTGTACTGCTAATGGATCCAACATTAACGCTGCTAGGCTCTAAGACTGCTCCAGATCCATTTAAAGATGTGATTGAAGATATTCCAGGAACAACCCTATATCCTCTTCCACCATATTCGACTCTTACACTTGAAATTCCACCAGAAGCTGTTAGTGATTTTGTTTTGTATGTTAGTGTTGCCTCTGTTGAAAGATATGAAGATTCTTCTGGTGAGACAATTAAATTATAATTAAATGTTGTTGTTCCTACACCACTTATAGCATATGATCCAGTATACGCACTGTCTACTATAGAAAGTTGATTGTAGTTATTGACTTCATTATCAATTATTATTTCTTTCTTGGGAGTTGATATAAAGTTTTCATTTACTACAGAAAATTCATACCATAAAGACTTTGGAACATTCTCATTTATCGTTAATGTTACAGCAGCAGTAGTATCTATTCCAACTCTTCCAGTTCTGCTAACTTCAAATGTGTTAGATGATTTGGTCGAATTGAAAATCTGTGTAAATTCACTATCAGTGTAGAAATTTAATAAGAAAGCAGAGTATAGTGTAGATCCTTGCAATGAAGACAGCGAGGAGTCTGATACATCAAACTTTACTGTATTATTTTTGTAAAGATTAATCTTAGGATTAATAAGTGATATTTCTCCAGAAGATGCGCTGGTAATGTTTATTGCATTTGGATATTCCTCTTTGGCTCCATATAAAGTTTCGGCCAGTTTTATTTTATCTTTAGTGTCATAGATAACATAATAAATTTGATTGTTTACAAGTCCACCAGATGGTGATGTTGATGTATGAATTATTTTGTCTCCTGTGTTGAGACCATGATTCACTAAAGTAATAGTATTATTTGTTACATCTACATTACCCGAGACAAACGATATTGGATTGATAATGATTCTTCTATTGTAGTCATTATATTTTACAGTTACAGTTTTTAGTTTACTAGACAGCACTGATACTGAAACTTGATCTCCAAGAGACAATCCATGAGTTTCTGCCGTAGAAACAGTAACCTCATTTTTAGTTACTAAAGAGGTTACTACATTATTCTTTTGAGTCGTAAAACTATGTACGACACCAGAACCTGTGCCAGTAAAGTATAAAATATCAGAATATGTACTTCCTATAGATACAAAACTTCCTGTAGAACCTATACCAACTTTAATTGTTGAGATTCCAATTAGATTATTATTAATTTTTGCAGCATAAACTATCTCTTGATCTTGAAGATTGAAAGAAGATGATCCATCAGTAGAAACTGAAATGGATGAACCACCGCCATTTGAATAAACTAAACTATCGCCAGTCTGTAGTTCATGGCCTGGCAAGTAAATTGTTCTAGATGGAACAAATATTTCAGATATTCCTGCACCAGGATTTGAAAAATGTAGAGTTGTTCCTATTCCGACACCAGCAGAAGATCCAAGAGCAACGGACTCTGATGGATTAAAATAAAGTTGTTTGTTGTAATTAAATTGTGTATCTAGGACTAAATTATTTGTAAATCTAAATTTTCTTGGTTTACTATAAATTTGAGTCGAAGCTGTATGGGATGCGCCAACAGTAGACGAACTTTCTCTTAAAACTCTAACCCTTGAGTTAAGTTTATCGATATTTAAAACTTTTACTTCTTCAGATTCTACTGAAAGAATATCATTTTCACGGATGTATGGGAAATTTAAATTACCAACCAAATTAAAATAGGTAACAATTCCAGTTACTCCTGTTGTTCCAACACCAACGTTCAATACAAATATATCACTTCTAACCCCGATGTTATAAGACCCGTATAGACTATTAACACTGGTATTAAATCCTGACAGATTTACTCTTTCATTGTTTATTAATTCATGTGGATTTTCTGAAAATGCAATGAAGTTTCCTAATGTACCATATGGAACTAATTCAACATTGTCAATTGTGGTAGTTGCTACACTAATTTGATTAACTTCTTTTCCTAATATTTCAGATACCTTTGCAGATGCTCCTAATCCACCGGTAAATTCATTATCAAAAACTACTCTATCATTAACTTTGTAATTATCTCCACTGCCAACAATGTCTATAGAGTCTACACTCGCAATAACAATAGATTGGATGTCAGCACTTTGCGATTTTACTGAATCTGGATCAAATATAAAATCATATCCACTGTTATCTTTGGAGATGTTATATTGTAGAATATTTCTAAACCAAGACGATGAATTTAAATCGTAGTTACTTTGATTAGAGTCTTTATCAAAGTTAAAATTATTTGGTTTTGACTTGAAAGAATTTCCTATCAGATATGGGAAAACAGGCTCTTTATAATTTTCAAAAGGACCGCTGCTATTAACAGATCCTGTGTTTATAGTTGCAAAGTAAGCATACACTCCATTTGGAAAGTCTGGAGTTATACAGAATCTGCCATTATGTTCGTCAAGATCTCCAGAATTTTTGAATTCATAATCTTCGACAAAAAATCCAAGAGGGTATTCTGATATTGGAGGTCTATTGGATTTTACTATGGATTCGTAACCAGATCTTAAAGCTCTTATTGTACCTCCAGAATTATTGCTTAATCCATATGGACCATAAATTGGGTTTCCATCATATGCCCAACCAATTATAGGTGAATGTTGAGTAGAATTTATTTCTTGTAGTCCAGACTTCTGTAAATCATAAATTCCATATAAAGTCGTGTTGTCTATGGATTTCGCATATACAGACTCTCTAAGTTTTCTTGGGGCATATAAGTAAGAATATTGTAGTTCATAATCAGAATTTAAAGACTGTTTTATTACACCATCATCCTCTCTAACAATATTCGAATTTTTGGCAAATAAATTGACAGTCCATTTTTGAATATTAGATAAAAACTCAACTCCAGTTCCAGAAGAAGTAATTACTAGTGAAGTGCTATTTGAATCATATCCAGCACCACTCTTTATAACCTTAATCTCAGTTAGTTGTCCGTTTGATACCACAGGAACAAGTTTTGCATAATTTCCATTACCTTGAACGGTAATGTCTGGTGCGGAATTGTATCCAGAACCTGGTTTTGTTATTAATACCTCAACTATTCTACCATCCAAAATAATAGGAATAGCCTCAGCACCCGATCCACTTGATACTGTTACTAAAGGTTGTCTATTGTAATTGATAATATTTGAAGATCCATAACTAGAACCAAGGCTGCTTAAGTGTACCGATTCAATGGAACCTCTGAAAACTGGTTGAATTTGACATTGGAAATTTAGATTTGTTGATGTTGTTAATCCAATGTTTCCAAATATTCTAACTTGTATTGGTTCATAATTAAAGGAGTGAACTCCAGATCCAGAAGATTTTAAATCAACATAATCACTATTATCATAGTAAAAATATTTTAAAGTAGATCCAATCCCAACTGAGGATAATTTAAAGCTGTCATCAGTTACTTTGGTTACAACATAAGTTTTACTTGTTGATAATCCTGTTATTTCTGTACCAGTGGTAGAATAGGTTAAAATTTCTCCGCTGTTATATCCATGATTTAAAATGTTAATCGTATTGGAAGATGTATTAATACCAACACTAGACGTAGTTCTCTCTTTATTTTCATATCCACTACCTGGATTAGAAACAATTATTTCAGAAACTATTCTTTTCTTATTGACAGACTGTAATCTATGAACTCCAACACCATAAGATGTTAAATCAACGGTATTAATGCCCGATACAGCATCATTAAATGTATTGTGAAGTTTTACCGTTGTGAGTCCAACAACAGAAACATAATATTTTGAATCTGTTACCAATCCAGCAATTGCTTGTTGACCATCAGTTTTATAGATTACATCCTCTGCGTTTCTAAATTTATGGAATGTTGAAAAACCAATTGTATTGTTAGTTAAGTCAATATAAGCAGAAGAGGCATCCGAAACAAAATTGGTAGAATGATCGATAGACACTAGTTTTGCTTGTGCTTTAGCGCCTATACCATTTCCGCCAGATATTGAGATTATTGGATCACTTACATAATCAAATCCTGGATCTAATATATCAATTCGCTTTAAATTCCCCAATACATTGACTATACCAGTAGCCCCAGTGCCAACAGAATCTTCTATTGTTAATATTGGAGGTGAAATAATATCGTAGTTTGATCCAGGAGAAGTTACATCTAAACTTTCAATAGATCCATAAAATATATTTTCTTGAGACTTGTAGTTGAGTATTTCTACACCATCGACTAAAATACCAGTTGATCCTGGTAGTGTATCATAGACACCACTTTCATCTACTGGATCTTGAATTTCCCTTAAAATTTGTTGAGGTAAAACAGTCTTATCGGTATAATTATAATATTCTAATGTGTTTGAAGTTACGATTCCAGATACTGAAATATACGATTGATTAAAAAGATTTGATCTACTAGAAGCTAACTTAATATCTGTTGAACTTACTCGATAAACAAAATAAACACCTTCATCTAAATTTGAAAATTTACTAATAACTGCTGGAGTTGTTATACCATCATCATTGGTAGACTCTGGAGTTATTGTAAAGGGTCTATAATATACCGAGTCTCCTGTGTAATATCCATGATCTGTATTTGTCGTTAAGGTAAAAGTATCTCCACTATAAGATCCCGATAAAGTATATTCTTTAAGAGAAAAATTTAAAATTTGATTGTGATATGGTATTGAATTTGATGCAACTAATGTATTACCATTAAACTTATTATAAACATTCTGTACGTTTGCAGTATACTGTCCCATAGTTGGGACTGCACTTGAGGTTACTTTTGATATTTTTTTCTGTACTGTATATCTTCTAGATGTTGAGAGTGGACCTTGACCTCGTATAGTAAAGGATGTACCATTTGCAACATCGGTAATTATGGAACTCGATTCGTTTGAAAGATTATCTCTAACAAAAATCTGATCCCCAATCCGGAAATTGTGTTGAGCGTAAGTTGTTACTCTATAGCTATAATCAGATAAATCCTGAAGGGTTATGTTAAAAACTTCAAATTTATTTGCAATATTTAAAAACCAATTTTGAGTTTTTGGTGTATTTTTTATTATTCCAAGAGATTGAACTTTTGCAGTATCTTTTGTTGAAAAATACTTTGTTTTTTCTGGAATTACTAAATCAGAAAGAACGGATCCTATTCTGATTTTTATCTGACTTGATGTACTTACTCCGGAATACCCATACGCAAAAACATCAAGTCTAATGTCTTGTGCTGCCGCAATACTATCAGAAACTCCAGAAACTCCATAAAACTGATTTATAGACTTACTGGAATATGTTATAGTAAGTTCACTTCCATTTTCTGAAGTTACTACTAGGCTACCAGACTCTGGAAATCCTAAAGTAGAGTCTACATCAATAATTGAAGATCCAGAAATAACTCTTGTTACAATTTTTGTTTTGGGATGTACTGAAAAATTACCGTAGATACTTCCTTGGACGTTGATATCTTTATCAAAGTCATAGTCCAAACTTAGTTTATAATAAGTTTGACTATTTGTTGGAATGATTTCTACGTTAGTAACAGATCCATAAGCTTGACCGATGCCATATTTAGAATATGCATCTTGATTAATAGTTTGATTTAATAGTTCAGTTGGATCGCCTTGTAAAACCTCAACGACCAAATCCTTCGTAATTCTATATCCAGCATCAGAAGGTCTGAAGAGAAAATCTCTTGGCTTTATTACTTGAACTTTTTCTCCGTAAAGTGCTCCGAAAAGAATTTTAAATGATTCATCAGTTCCTTTTGAATCATAAAAATCCGTTGACTGCTTTACAAAGAGATTTTGATTTAATCCGGAATATAATGTTCTATCTTCAAATCCTGGAGAAAATTGTTGTTTTACTTTTCTTAAAAATTCATTTAAGAATAAAACACTTAAATTTTCTACTGTTGCTCCAGAAGAATGCTCTTCTGAAGATGAGGTCGAGAAAACAAGTTGATCTGGGGTATTAGTTCCTTCAAGGGAGGTTACTCCACTGAATCCGCGTATACATCCCTCAAAACTGGTAGATGTTTTACTAGTGTATGTGATAATTTCATTACCAATCTTAATAAGACCATATCTGTTTGGAAATCCTCTAGTAAAATTGGGTGCTCCAACACTTATAGAAGTTTGAACGAAATCAATATCTTGCGTGGTGATTGTGGAGCTTACAGTATTTGTTAGATTATCTAATTTTAAATAATCATCAATATTTTGAATCAGATCATTTGCAGAACCTTGAAATTCTTGAGAGATGTAGTATTGCTTTAAAAATTCTCCAACAAGTGGAAAATCGTTACTAACAAAGCCGGGAAGTTGCCCGTCTACTATTGATTGAATTTTTACTTTTTGTTCTGCCATTATTTTATCTTACTAGTAAACCATTTGAGTAGCTGGAAGAAACTATGTAGTTTGATCCAGAGATGTCGGCTCCTGAAGAAATCCTGTCGGAAATCATATTAAGAGTAACGTTATTATTATCTAGCACCAAATATAAATCCTGTAATCCAATTACATCATTAGAATATGGTGAAGTTGATATTTCAATAATAGAACTTCCTCTACTAATCATAGTTGAGGTTATGTTGATTGGATTTAACTTAACTTCACCTTTTTCATAATCAACAGTTCCGATTGATCTTCTAACTATTTGAGTTTGAGTTGGTGATAATAACTTGAACAAAAATAATGTTCCTGTCTGACCGTCACTATTTGGAATGTCAGACATATAAACAGTTCCACTTATATTACTTACAGTGAATCCGCTTGACTTAATATTATATCCTTCCATACTCTTAATATGGAATCTGTTTCCAAAACAAATTTCATACTCAGCAAAAGAATTTAATGAAGCCCTCAAATCTCTCCTCATAACAATAGTTGTAATGTTAGAAGTGATTGATTGATGACTATCGTCAATTATTTTTAAGAATTTGCTATATTTAAATCTAGCCCCAAATTTATTCAATTCTGTTGAATTTGAATATGAATTTATATTGGTACTTGCAATAGACTTTACATAGTCAGCACTTGGAGCCTGATTAGTGTTATAATAGATATTTGAATTCGCTTCAATATAAAGATATTTTAGATCAATAATTTCTGGTATAATACCCGCAACAGAATATTGTTTCAAATCTCTCTTTATATTATCCTTTACCGCGTTTGAAAGAAAAACGCCGTTATACGGTTTAATGCTTATAAAAACTTTTCCGAACTGTGGGGGATTTAATTCTTCTCCGCCAAATGCAGAAACTGATTCTGTCTCTGGATAAACAGTGGGAATTAATGCTTCATAATCTGCAGAAGTAACAGCTCTATATTTTGATGCGTAAATTCGAGTTGCATATTTTTTAATTGATTCGATACTTTCTATTGATTTGCCACCATAACTCTGTTGGTCGAGAGTTAAAAGTGAAACTCCACTTGTAACAACTCTTCCATCCTGATCTATTAATCTTCCACCATAGGTTAGAGAAGAAATTCCATTTGCCTCTTCTCCATCAGTTACAATATAATCAACCTGAATATAATTTGGTTCTTGAAGAGCTTTACCAAAAATTCCATCGCCAAAAATAATTTCATATCTTTCGTCTTCAATTTCTTGAATGAAAAATACTAATGAATTACCATCTACTCCAAAAATTGTATCAGATAAAGTATAAGTTACTGCAGTCGTATCATTGATACTTGATCTTACAGATACTTTAATTAATGAAGAATCAATTTTGGAATTAGTAAGAATAAATCTTTGATCTGGATCAAAAGAGTTTACTGTAAAATTATTTGTAATATAAGTTCCCTGATATACAGTTAAATTGTCAAATGATGCTATATTACCGATTACTGGAACTGTAACGTCTTGTGGTATAGTAAAAGTATATGATTTGTTATTAAAAGACCCTGAGGTGCATACTAACCCCTTCTGAAGGGTTAATGACGTGGGTTGAGTGCTATATGTGCTTGTATCGACAAAGAAAGATATTACTGCTCTTGAGGCTGTATATGATCTTGGAACATATCCAACGTTTCTTGCAAGAGAAACTACATTTTCTCTAAGAGTTGCGCTATCAATAAAAACCTCATTCGATACCATGTTGGCATTGTATGAGGTTATATAAGTGTTATATGCCAAAACATCAATGATAGTTGAGAGATTGGATCCCTCAAAATCATAGTCAGTAAAATTTGAATTCGATCTTAGATAGTCCTTGATCGATGTTTTTATCTGGTCAAAATCTAGATCCGTAAAATTTACTAGTGGCATTTATCTAGTTGGTTGTAATGCGAATGATAATTGTTGGGGTTGTGCATCAATACCAACAATATAATAATTGATGGTGACGTTCATTTCATTATCATCGAAGTTTGGATTTACATCAACACTAATTAAATCCACTCTTGGCTCATAATTGTTGATGACTTCTTCTATTTCTGTTTCAATTGATGATGCAGAAATGTAATCTACCGAATCAAAAAGGATTTCGTTTACTCTCGAACCAAGTAGGGGATCAAAAAACTTTTCTCCTTTAGAGGTAAGAATCAAATTGCGAATAGAACGGGCAATTGCAGTTTCATTTGTCACAGCAATAATGTCATAATTCAGGGGATTTACCTGAAATGACATGCTAATATCTTTAAATGTCTTACTTACCCGTTGTACAGGCATTCGAATATTATAAATCTATCTTATTTATGAGTGGTTCTGAACTAAAATTCTGTCAGAGGAATAGGCTCAGTTCCATAATCCCAATCATCATAGTCCTCATCATTACGAATTTTTTCATGAATTTCATTTTGAACGTGAAAATCATGCTTTTTAGGTGTTAGATCATCATTTGAGATCTCACGAAGCATTTTTTGCTGTCTGATTTTGTCTTCCCAACCGTATTCACTTGACAAATACTGTGTTCCCCACTCATTTTTCATGAAATTTTCATCTTTATCGACTTGTTTGGTCATTTTTTTGCTCCTGATTTGTTAAATCAGAACTTTTTACGGGGTTGCTATCCCGAATTTCTGTGATTTCGTACATAAAATCATCTGATGTTTCAATTTTACGTCTATTTTCTACTGAATATTCGGTCAAATCAATTTCATACCCTGGATTTTTGGTAATTCTGTTCTTCGTCCATGCATCATCATACCATAAAATCTTATTATTGGGATATGCATAAAAGTTTCCATTATCCATTTTGAAGAAGTGAGCACATTTATGTTCTGGCGTCTCACTAAAGTTGGTATTCAAAGTGGATTTTGACTCCCAAGACCAATCAAGAGTAAACAAATAGGTTCCTTCGTTCTTTTCTCCACGATAATTTATCAATTCTGCACGTAAGTTAGCAAGTCTTGAACGTACTTGAACGTCAATATAAGGAGAAAAGCAATCCCACCACATACACTCTTCTAATTTTGGAATTGGTGCATCAGGCTTCCAACAAAACGCATGAATTGGTCTACGAGTCCAGTTGACTCCATTCTCCAGAAATGCCTCAAAGAGGGGTACGTGCTTCTCTAAGGACGCTACGGAGTGTACGTCGCATAAAGTTACCTCTCCATGGCCTTTTTTATGATTAAAAAGAAATTCATTACGAATATAACAAGTAATCGTAGGTAGATTATGATTTAGATATGCCATAAAATAATAAAAAAGACAGGATTATTATTTCCTGTCCTATCTATAAGTATTAACCTTTGCCTTGACCGCGATAACGTTTCTTACGACCATTACGAGAGGTCGCACTGAGAAGAGTTCTTGCCGAGCGCCCTTGGCGAGTCTTCTTCGGGGGACCAGGTTCAAAAAGAGTTTTGCTGCTTCCACCTTTAGCCATTTAAATTTCCTCCAGTTCAATTAAATTAGGATCAATATCATCTCCCGAGAAAAACGATTCTGAGAGATCTTGAAGAACCTCAGTAGTTTCATCAATACTGAGGTTCACATAAATTTTACGCCCTTTATAAAGAATATTATAAAGTTGATCTGCCATTAGATTACGCGAGTTTTTTCGTGCCCGACGCGAATCCGAGGATCGCACCAGATATCAAAGCCCTCATCCTTTGCATCAAGACAGAATGAGACATCTTCTCCACACATATCTTGTACTGCACCAGACTCAAAGACTTGCATCTTCGGAGCAAACCAAGGATACTCAAGATTTTCAAAGACACCCTTCTTAATGAGAACCCATCCAAAACCTGTGTAATCTACAGTGAATGGCTTCTTACGCTTGCTGATCGATTCCACAGTTTCGTGGTTCATGACTCCACCATTCTTGCGGAAATCATCTTCCTCTAACCAATGTGCGACAGAGGTTGTGTGTCCGTCTTCAGTAGCATACCAACCTGCGACAATCTCACGCTCATCTCCTTCTGCAGGAAGAGCCATATCACAGAGCTGCCAGAACTTTTCAGTATTGAATACAATATCACTATCAATCCAAAGTTGATAATCATACTCAAGTCTACCATCCCAAGGAATTTGCTTCGGACCACGGAGAACATTTGCACCTAATACTTTACAACGTGCAAAGTTAACCATGGATGAATAATCTTGAGAGATCTGAATACTCATTCCATTCTGTACTAGATCAAAACAAAGTTGTACGAATGCCTTCAGAAAAATAAAAGAGCATCCACGTCCAGGTAAACAAAATACAATCGATTTACCTTTCATTCTTTCTTTAATTGCACCATAGTCCCAATCTTCTGTAGATCCTGATGGAACTGGGGCTTTTGCTTTAACAGTAAATCCTTTTGCCATAAGAGAAATAAACTTCAGTTCAAATTTTAACAGTCTATATATGCTTTTGTCAATGAGAAGAATTCAAAATTATTTCCTTACTAACAAATAATTCTTCATAAGACAAATCCTCAACACTATAGTCAGTCTTCATTAAACCAACCATATTATTGAGGGTGTTCCATGTTGTTATGAATTCTTCTTCTTTAACTGAATGAAATAAACATCTATCCTTTGCATAGATGTGATAAACCTTTTCCATATGAAAAAAATATCTCCGGAATTTTTTGTGGTGCTCTTAATTTACCACTGCATTATATATCAGTACTAACAAAAATCCAAGGGGGAGGAATATAATTTTTCCCATTGTCTTTGGATATCTGATTAGCCATCCAGCAAATACAACTTTCCAAAAATTCCAATACGGAGTTCTGCGGCGGTTTTTCATATTCATCATACCTTCCGGAAAATTTTTTTGAGATTGATATAATGCTCGCGTTTTGTCACCTCTGTAGGTTAGGGTAGTTATCGATTTTTATAACGGCATCGCGCCCCGCCGCTATAAACAACGCGCCCAAAACACTGCCGAATAAGACTACGCATAAAGTCTAACATATGCGTCCCCCACTGTCAAGCAAGGGACGCACAGTTAACTATCAGAACTCGATGCTATCTGCAGTTGGTTCGTTATAAGAAATCGACTGCTGATTGTCTTCGGTCAGAGTATCCAGGATCTGAAGAATTTCAGTGCCAGTGTTACCTTGAGCCAGAAGAGAAAGCATCACGGACTTAGACATGTTGTGTTGTTTGTTGTTAGTTAGTGTGTGTTGAGTGAGTGTCTTTAAAGGGGCGCATCTCATTCCCCTTTGTTATACCTTACAGGTCGAACACATCGCTATTGATTTGGACCACATTTACCTTGGGGTCATTATACTTAACCCCGTCAGGAGTGCTATCAGAACCACAGTCATTTAGCACTTCTACAAAGTCAACGTAGTTACCAACTTCCATAGCAAGGTTATACAAACCCTCATCATTGTTGATCCACAGAGCAACATTCCAGGTCTCGTAATTCTCCCAACCATTGTACTCAGTAGAGAGCAGATTGTGTTGGAAAGTGGTAGTCATCGTTTGATCGTTGTGCTTATACTACTGGGACACTTTAAAGGGCCCAGTATTAGTTACTCAAGCACTGTGGGGTTACCAACGATCAGGACAGCTGAGATCTTCGACATAAGCTTCGACACGCTCAGCTGGCTCCAACTTGAATACTTTCTCCCAGTCAAGTTGATGCGGGTCGAAGTCATCAAATACTTCAAGATCTAGAGTGACCCTATAACGCTGCTTCTGTGCCTTCTGATAAGCAACCGACATAAGTACGCTCCGAATGTGTTATGAGTGTAGTCTAAGATGCTATGAGGTTTGTGTCAAGGGGTTCTGGGTATTTATGCGGAGGGTGTAGATTTTTGAGCGGGGATTGTGGGGATTTGAGAACCCCGGAGGTTGACAAAGAGAGGTCCTTATGTTATGCTCTCTTAGATCACAAGACTCTGAGGGCTTTACATAAGACTTTAAGGGCTTTATACCGTATCAGAAGAGATTAACCCCACTAATTCTCAACAATAACACCTTATTGATTCTCAATAACTGTTACTTTATTGAGAACAATTAAAACACTCAGCTATAATTAAAAAAGGCTTTTTTAATCCTTTTTATTGTTTTTTTACGTTATTTTGACATAAAAGCATAAAAAAAGACCCCTGTAGATGGGGTCTCTATGTATCATCAATCAAGTG